TTGCAACTGCTGTAGTTGGAGTTGTAGGGTAAGCATATAAACTTCCATTTTCCCATATTGTTTCGAATACTGTTCCTACTGCTGTGTTGTATCCAAATTTTTGAACTCCTGAAAAATTAGGAATGTTGCCTCTTTGAATAGCAAGTCCTAATGGCATTGGTGTTAGATGGTTTATACTCATTTTTTCTTTCTTGGTTTATATTTTTTAATAGCTTGTGAGATGAAGATGTTTTTATATAAAGAAACCTTTTTGCCAAACTTCTTATCAGCTTTTCTTTTAGCTGATTTATATGCTTTAGACTTCTTATTAAAAGATTTAGGTTTCCCTAATCCTTTAGGTCTTGGTTTGGCATATATAGGTTTCTTCTTCATTACTTCTTCTTTTTCTTTTTGTATGCTTTAGCTTTTTTCTTTCCAGCTTTTGTGTATGGAAATTTTTTACCTCTTACATATGGCATAATAAACTCCTATTTGTTTGCGTTTCTCATTATACTAGCCAAACTCTCACATCTTTTTGTGGTTTGTTTGTGCCAATTACTGTCTATCATTTCTTCACTAGCTTTTAAATAGTTTTTTTGTTTTATGGCTTCCCACATCTTCTTAAATTTCATAACTCGTGGTTTGCCTAATTGAAAACACATTTCAACGATTACACCAAAAACAATATGATTATGTTCTATATCTCTTAATAATTCTCTAGCTGAATCTACTGCTATTTTAAAATCATTATCAAAAACTTCTTCAAGAACCTCTTTAGGATAAGTAACACCCTCAACAAAGTTATCAGAGGATAATACCAAGTGGCCAAAACCAATAGTAGCAAAGCCCAAGCTATCGGAATACACAGTATCCCTAAACCCCTCGTGTTCTTTAATTCGCTGTTTAATTTCTTCCATATATTATTCTTCCAATGTTTTAATATATTGATGAATTTTATCATAATAAAGCAAGTGAGTATGTGGTGTGGAGGTAATACCCACTTGCAGATGACTTTATATCATTTTACTTGTTGAGTATCAATACTCTTAATTACATCAAAATTGATAATACAACGAATGTCTTTTTTAGGTTGTTCTGCTGTATGTAAAATACTTCCATCAAAAATAACTAATCTACCTTTTTTTGGTGTTACTCTTTTTACTATTTTATTATCTTTTAAAAACAAAGTATCTCCATCAGAATCTTTTACATAATATAAATAAACAGTATGAGGAAAATTAAAATCTATATGTGGTGTGTCATAATCAGCACTTATTAAATTAGAATTTAAAGGTAATTGTAAAAATGATCTGCATTGTATAATTGTATTATTTGTATGAGAACTAATGATAGGTAATACTAAATTAATAAAAGCACTATTAACTTTTTTATCTTTAATAAAATAATGAGAAAATGCTGGTCTTTTTTGATCTGTATTATTAAAAGTTATATCTTTGCAAAAAAACCATGAGAAATTTTTAGTTTCTAATAATTCTTTAACAATTAAATCTTGATGTTCTTTTTTAATGCAATTATCTATTATTTTTAAATCCATTTAAAGTTTTAATTCTGTCATATTTTCATTTGATCCTAATAAACCTTTATAAAAAGTGTTAAAAGCTAAACTTATTCTAGTATTATTTCCTTTTTTATTATCTACTTGATGTTCTGTTGAAGATGGAAACATTATTATTTGTCCTGTTTCTACAGGAAACCACCAAGAATTAGAGTTCCAAATATTATAATTATTAGTTTCTATTGATATTTGCTCAGAATTTTTTGAATTAAAAAATTTGATATTATCATTATCTTTATTGGAATTAAAATATAAAACACCAGATATAATTGAATTTGTATGATTATGTCTATGATGATATTGATTTTCTTTAGTATAATTTAACCAAGATTGAGTTATGTATAATTTGATGTTATTGTTTGGAGATATAATTTTACTTAAATAATCATTACAACATTTTTGAATAAAAGTTTTGATATTATTTAATTCTAATCTATTTAAAATGTAACTATCTAAAGATGATATATTTCCATGATTTATTTTACAATTATTTATTTCATTATTTACAAAATCAATTTCTTTTTTTGTAAATTCTCTATCAATTTTATTAATGTAAATTGGAGTTGGAAATAAATTATGTGTTTGTGATTCTTTCATAGTTTATTTTTGATAATAATTAAAATTTAAAAAATATCTAAAATCAGTATTTTTAGATTTTACTCCTCTATGTTCTATATTTGAATCAAAAATAACTATTTTATTTTCTTCTTGTTGTATAAATTCTATTTTATCTTTAATTTTAAATTCTGTTCCTCCATCACAATTATGTAAATATAAAATAGCAGTTTTATTATTATATGGATAATCAATATGAAAATCTGATTTATCATCTTTATAAAAAACTGATGGTATTAAATTTGCTCTAATTTCAATTATAGAACAAGCATTTAATTTGTTTATTATTGGTATAATATATTTAAAATAATTATTACAATTAATTGTATTCTTATTAAAAAAAGAATGAGTAAAATACCCTAAATTATTATTAGAGTTTAAAACCATAGTTTTTCTTTGAAACCATGAAAATTCTGATTCCATAATTAATTTTTGTAAATCTTTAAATAATTCTTTATCTAAAAAGTTTTTTTTGATTTCCACACCAAGCATTTATTTATTATTCTCTTATATCCCAACTTTGGTTTTGTTCATTCCAAATATAATCGTTTTCATCTATAGGTTTTGCCACAGGAGGATTCCAAAGACAAGTAGTTTCATTTAATGTCCATGAATCATAAGGCTGTGGTGGAATAAAAGCATCTCTTGTTTGATCATATTTCCAACCTATACCAGCATAATTTTTTCTAAATGCTTTTGATTGATCTGTAGATTGAACTTTTATAGGACTACCAAATTCATCTAATTGATCTGTAGTAGTGTAATGAATATTTGCTCTGGTATTATAAGAAGTTTGTTTCCAATTATCTCTTGTTCCATATAAATTTTGTAAAAATTCAACACCAGCTTGTTCAGTTGTTGCAACATCATTAGATACTACTACAACTTTTTCAACTATATTTCCTACTCCTAATTTACAAAAATGTGCCATTATGCTGTGTAACTCCCTGATGCGTTAAATGTTAAAACTGTATCTGAACCATCTGTTGAAACTGTTGGAGAACCAGTTGTTGTACCAGAATAATCTGCTGTTGCCATTCTTAAAATAACAACTCCACTTCCTCCAGTTGATCCAGGAGCAGTTGAATAATCTCCTCCACCTCCACCACCTGTGTTTGCTACTCCATCTTGTGGGTTATATACAGGGGATTGTCTTGCACCATTTCCACCACCACCAGCACCACCTGAAGATGGAGAAGAAGTGAATGTAGCACCCCCTCCACCACCACCTCTAGTAACAGCAGAACCTGTTATAGATGAAGATAAACCATCTCCACCATTTCCAGCAAATGATGAACTTCCATTTGCACCATTTTCAGATGCACCACCACCTCCTCCACCTTGTGAAGGGCTGTTAAGTCCATCTCCTCCATCATAACCTTGATTTGCAGTACCAGAACCACCAGATTGATAAGGAGCTAAATAACCTCCACCACCACCAGAGCCTCCATCTCCACCATTTGCTACTCCATCTCCAGCCCCAGCACCTCCACCTGTAGAAACTATATCTGTAATATCAGAACCAGAAATTGAAGAATTACTACCTTGAAAACCAACAGCAGATGCCTCTGAAGTTTGAGCCGTACCACCAGCACCTACTGTAATTGTGTATGTTGTTCCAGGAGTTAAAGATAAACTTGTTTCAGAAGAACCACCTCCACCAGATGTTTCTGTTGAATAAGAATTTCTATAGCCACCAGCACCTCCACCACCTCGACTACAACCTCCTGAACCACCTCCAGCAATAACTAAAAAATCTGCTGTATAAGTTTGTGGAGTTTCTAAAGTAACATCATCATCAACACTTGGAATCCAACCTTGTGTTGCACCTGAATAAACTATTCTTACTGATTGACCACTAACATCATAAACAGGATTAGGAGATGTAGCACCTTGAAAATTTAAACTGTTTGGATTTATTGTAACATTATTTGTTCCCCAATTTCTTGCATAATCTACAAATTCTATTGTATCTCCAACACTTGCTGATGCTGGAAGTGTAACAGTACAAGCATTTGAAGTTGTATCAATCCAATAACCATTTCCAGCTACTGCTGT